AGGTTCAAAATCTTTAATGTATGCTTCTTGTTCTTTAACAAGATTCTTAGGTTTTAAAACACCTTTTACACGACCTTCAGTTTTTAATAATTGTGTAGGCGTTTTACTTTTTGTCAACCTTGCAGATTCATTAAGAATCTCTTCAGCAGTTTGAACAGTTCTCTTAGCTTTAGGAGTTTCTTTTAATTTATTAACAGCTCTAACAGTTGTTGTTAAATCCTCTAAACTTTTTAATTTAATCGCCGCCGCACCAGCATTTTTAAGATTAACTCCTGCACGAGCGCCTTTAATAATAGCGGAGTATCCAGCAGTAGCAATCGTGACCGGATCAAACAGAATTGCTGATCCTAGAGTACCAACAAAAACTGAACCTACTTTACCTACAGTGTTAGCTGAAACACTCGTTCCCGGAATTTTTACATTATCTAAAAAACCTAGATGCGCTGTTTCAATAACACGATCATATTGTCGTGCAGACAACGCGCCTGCTTCAACATTCCCTCTTGATAAAGCTTCTATAGCTTTATTCCATTCAGGCATGTTAGTTACATCTTTATCCATCCAAGCAAGAAAATTTTGAATACCTTGTCCTTCAGGATCAATCGCTCCTTGTGATGCAGACAATTCAGTAAAATAATCTATCCCAGCTTTTACTAGATTGCCTTCATGTCTTAACGTGCCTATAAGAATTTGAAAATCATCTTCATCTGTAAGAAGATCCCTTGCGTTATCTTTTGCTTGTTCTGTAAAAGATGCTCTTTCAAATTCTGCATTTTGCCAGTTCTCACTAAAATTACTAAATAGTCCTGTACTAGAAGCTTTTAAAGCTCCTCCTAAACCACCATTTGTTTGAGCAAGTTTTCTTTCCCACTCCGTAGAAAAAGTACGTTGTAAGCGTAAACCTAAACGCATACTTTTGTTTAACCCTTCCCATGCTCCTCGTGTCAAAGGTGAAAGACCATACCTGAATGGAGCCATTACAAGATGGAATGGCGCTGAAGCCGCTAACCAAGCAGGTGCTTTATCATCCCAATCAAAAGGATTCCACCAACTTACGTTATTTCTTTCATCTGGAAGTTCATAACCATTAGTTCTTAAAAGAGCTTGAGTATTAGGATGCCACATAAGGAACTGACTCTCTTGCATGTCATCTTCCATCTCTTCTAAATACTTCATCATTTTAGGAACAGCTTGACTTTGTACAGCACTAACCATTCTTGCAACTATTTCATCATCAGCTAAATTGCTTTGTACAAGCCCTAAACCTACACTGGAGAATTCATCACTGAATCCTTCCATACCTGTAGTTCTAAGAAGATTCCATCGCATAGCATTACGATCAGCTACTAAAGAATCTGCCTGTGAAAATACAGAAGAAGTAGAACTTGACCGTATTTTAGCAAGTAAAGGATTAGCCCCAGTTACATTAGAACCACCGGGAGTTCCTATTATTGGTTCAACCATGTGATCTACTAATAGCTCGTCTACGTTCTGCCGCTGATATTAAATAAGGATCACCTGTTACTGCCGCCATTTGTTCCATGATTTGAAGTTCTATAATCTCATTTCTTCTTAATGTCTCTTCTTCTCTTGAACCAAAATGCCTTGCAAGACCAGCAGATACATCTAAATCTACTTGGTCATCAGGTGCATTAAGCGCCATAATATCAGGTTTATATGCGGAAGCTTGTTGTAAAGCTGAATCGTCAGGTTGAACAACCTGTGCTTGTTGAGCAGTACCACCTACAGTTCTGGGTATACCTCTATCATCTGGTAAAGGAATCTGATTTTGTGCTTCAACATTTGCTCCACCCTGCCCATAAACTACATTAGGATCAGTTTTAGCTGGCTGTGCGCCACCAGCCATATCTGGTTTAGGTGCTGTCCTTGCCATTATCCACCTGCCATTAACGCTTGTTGCATCTGAGCTAACGCGGCTTGTGGTGAACCTTGTTGCTGGCCTTGTTGCGGTCCAGCTTCAGGCGGTAAAGCTTGAGGTGGACCAGCTAATCCCATCGCTTCTTCAGGAGACATTACTTGTCCTTCTTCTGGAGGGGGAGCCATCGCCGCTTGTTCTTTACGAATCTCTTCGTCAGCTTTTTCGACAGCTTCAAAAATATCAAATCCTTTTTTACGGAACTTCTCTATCTTAGCTATATAAACGATAGGTAATGCGCCTTGAACAGCTTGCTGTTGGATACTAGCCATAACAGCTTCCTCTAATTGTTCCTCGTCTACTCTTCTACCTTCAGCTTCAGGATCTTCAATAAACGGATGCTTTGTTCTGAATGTCGAAAGGCTGATACCTTTCATTTGCAACAACTGTCCAAGCTGAATAGTTGTACCCTGAACATCCGCTCCCGGAACTGAGTGAGATACTACGTTGTCGAATGTTTCAAAATGTTCATTAGGTGTGAACTCAACTTGTCCGAAGTCGCCTGCGTAACCAGTGAACGTAGATATTGTCTTGTTACCCCAGTACCCTTTGTACGTGGCGAATAAGCATTCGTTTAGATGGGGAAGATGTCCTTCCATGATCTCTTGAAGTTCTTGTATCCTTGGATCAAGAGCGGCACCCATAAGAGCGTCAATGCCCCTACCAGTGCGAAGAGCGCCATAACTCTCTCCCCCAATTTGGGGAACCGTACCTGTCGATACGCGGGCGTTACGTTCGAGCCTATCAATGGCGATGTTCGTATTCTGGTCAGGTGATCCTCTAAGCTCTCCGATCTGTTCCGCGTCGAGGAGAACATTGACCTCGCCTTCCCTACCATCTTTCCATTCACCTCCTACTATCATCGGCACTTGCCCTGAACGTCCGATGATGTAGCGATCTGGGAAGATTGCTTTCTCTTGGGCTATGAGTTCAAGTGCCATTAGTTTTGCCATAAGATCGACCATCCCAACGACGTTCGATACTGAAGAAGAAATTTTATCTAATGTGACACGACCCGGAGTTATCACACAAGGCATACCTGCAAGATTCTTATACCTTGACAGTTCCAACTGTGTGCTGTGATAAGGATACGATTGGTTGAAATGATTGTAACGAGGTCCCATTATTCCGATGACGATATCTTCCTCGTCTATCCATTCACAGCAATCCCATAGTTCTTGCCGTGCGTTATTATCGGATGCTATCGGTCCACCATTCTCATCTCGTGAAGCAGGATAATTAGCTCTTAACCAATCACCTGATTTGCCATACACAAAAGCACAGTTGCGTGGAATATCATAATTCTCAGCCGCGGATGGTTCAGGATAAACACCAAGTGGATCACGAACCTCTATCTTAGGCATACCTGTTTTGAAATCGGGGTTTACTACAAGAGCAGTAGTCGCGTAACCAGCGAGATGCCGGTAAGCGCGACGCATCTTTAACTTGTATTTGTTCTGATACCACGTAGCGGCAAGCGCACGTTTACGAATATCAGCGTATTGTCTCGATCTTTTACCACGTTCTTTGCTGGGGTCAACAGCAGGACATCCTATATACGGGGTTACTGATGCGGCTCTTTGAGCTACAGCATCAATGTTCTCAGATATTAAAGCAGGAGTTAATGGTGGAAGAATAGGTTCTTCGTCCATAGAAGGAAGAGGTATAACATAATCTCCGTTATACCTTTCTTTAATATCAATCATCTTTGATAATAAAGGTGATTGAATGTCTTGTCTCTGTCGGACTATTCCGACTATTTCCTCAAAAGAATACGCCACTAATATGCTCCAATTTTAGAACGTGTCTTATTATAAGGTAGTGCCTTAAAGTTAAATTGTGAAGAGTCTACGTCAAAAGCTTGCTTTCTTTGTCTCCAAAGAATCCATATAAACCACAACGCCATCACCCTATCTTGCCTCAATTTCGTACCCCTTACCAGAGGTCGCCATGATTTAAGCTGTCTTATAAGCTCATCAGCTTGATGCCTAGTGACAGGATCATCAGCGTAAGCTATGTCTATCTCCCCGCGCATGAACGACAAAGCCATAGAAGGTATACCAATAGTTTCATCATATTTGTTCACACCTGTCAGATGTTCCCTGACTCTAAACCCGTATCGTTCAGTCATCTCAATAAGACGTTCATCACGAGACAACCCTTTCTGAAACACCATCGCTTCAATAACCACATCAGATACAGTCGCACCGTTCTTCTGACAGCGTAAAACTGCTTCCTCCACTACCTGAAGTATCTGCTCGTTTCTAGTTAATCCCTGATCCTCACGTAAGAAAAGTATCTTCAACTTACCTTCATGCGGTGTAGCCGCCATAACACAATTCATTCCACCCAACGCAGGGTCAACACCGATGTAAACAGTGCAGTCTTTAGGAGGATCATGCAACGTGGAACGTAACGGATTCAAACATTTCTTAATAGATTCATCATCAAACGTAGCTTCTAAAGAACTAGAAGGTTCCTGCATGTAGTTACGTGACCATGCCTCTTCACCAACCTTGCGTCTAATCCTGTCGAGAGCTTCCATTGAAAACATCTCCGGCCATAAAGGTTCAGGTTCGTCGTCACCGTTTTGTACTATGGCAGGGAAACGGATGACTCTAAGAATATCTTCATCTATCTCAGTCATAATCCTCTGATAGAAATCATCCTCACCCACACGAGTACCATTAATGCTCGTTCGACCATTCTCACCCGGACGGGTCAACCAATCCTGTCGGAAAATCTCGAACATCTGTTCAGTCAGGTTCAACGACACACGAGACTGGATATCATCAATGTGCAGATGGTCAGTACGTGTACCAGCGATCTTCGATCTCCACCCCAAAGAAACCATCGAATAATCACGCTCATCGTGTGCAGACTTTTTGAAGACGTTGAAATAATCCGCTCCCCATGCTTGTGCAGTTTTTCTACCAGACGCATTCTGTGGAACAAAAGGACCATATTTCGCTACATACAACGGGAATGGACCAGTTGGTTCCATACGAGTACGGATACGACCAAGAATTTTC